TCAGGAATAAAGTTTTTCACGCAGATATGGATACGACTCCTAAGAAAAAGTGGTGGAAGTTTTGGATAGCCGAATGATTCAACTATATGAAGTGCGCTTAGATAACTGTCTTATGGCTCGCGACCGTTGTGAAGTAGACAGTTGGGGCTGGACGTTTTGGCAGTCTCGGTTTACAATATTACTAAGAAAATTAAATATCGAACTTACAGGGGCGAAGTGTTACGGTAGCACAGCTGGCTCCAACCCAGCAGGACAGGGTTCAATTCCTTGCGCCCCTGCCAATAAGGATTTACAATGAACGAAATTAAACAAGTAATGATGAGTGAAGATAGATCTAGACGAGCTGAGATATTCATGAAAAATGATGTATGGCACGTAAATATGATCATTGGAGGACAACTAATTGAATGTCGTCCTATGGTTTCTGATGTGACAGTACACTCACTTCGTTATGCAGAAGATGCAGCAGAGAATTGGTGTATAGGAATTATAGAGTAAGCGGGTATAGTATAATGGCGATTATGTCTGGCTTCCACCCAGAGGATCGGAGTTCGAGTCTCCGTACCCGCTCCAATCTATGAATCAGTATAAAGACCAATACCAAGTTAAATCTTTAATTAAGCAAGCTTTCTTAATTAATCAGGTACTAGATGAGTATAATTTTACTAATATTTTAGACATAGGTACTGGACCTGGGATTATAAAACGAGTTCTTATCAAAAAAGGTAAATTGTGTCACACTATAGAACAACACAAGCAGTGGGAAGATTTTACTTCCTTTAATCCACAAATTGATTATAGAATGGGGTATTATAAAAATAGACAATGGGAGTTGCCTGCTCCTACTATGGTTTATGATTGCGTAGTGCTTGCAAGATTTTTTGATCTTTTTCATACTGAGGATGACTTTGAGTCTGTAGTAACAACATTGACCACGTTATACTCTAAAAATATTTTGATACTACACAATCCGAAAGCATGGAGACTTAATACTTATGCTCAATTAAAAGCTAAACGACATGAAACTTCGTTATGGCCTATCTATCTATTAAGGAAATAAGTAAATATGCAAAAACAATACATTAACAATTGGAATAATAAAACTTTAGATTATGACATAAAAAAATACAACTTTTTAGAGTGGGTGTTTGACGTAATTAAAGAAGATTTTCCTAATATCACTACACTTGATACGTTACACACTGTAGTTCCTACAGAAGATCTAGTAAAGATCACTGACAACGTACAAAAATCTTTTGCCTCTCACAGCTTTGGTAAGATGATTGATGATTTTGCTGAAGAATATATTAAACCTTTAATTGGTGACAATAGATATCTAATTAAGAGATTTCCTACTTTAAATTTAGTAGTTCCTAATCAAGAGAAGTTAGGACGTAGGCTACATTTTCATCAAGGTATTTTTTATAACAATGGTAGGGGTCAGGGTACTATATGGATGCCCCTTACTGAGTGTTTTGAGTCGAATTCTATGTGGGTAGTTGATTATGAAAACTCTGTTGATATAACTAAAAAAATTGTTAACGAGCAAACCTCTCAAAAAGATTTTGAAAAAATGTGTATGGAAGAAGCATACCCAGTAACTCTTTCTCCAGGGCAAGCTCATTTGTTTCATCAAGAAATTATTCACGGTAATATCAATAATAAAACTGAGTTTACTAGAATGGCTATCGACTGGCACGTCTTAGTTGAGGGAGAAGAGTTTAATGGTAGATATCCTGGTGGTTTCTTTAGATTACCAAAAGATTATAAACAGAAGCAAGTAAAAACAGAAAATGCCGTAATTTATCTATCTAATAATAGTAGTTTTGATAAACATATTCCTATTCATATACAACGTAACTATATTGTAGATTACTGTAAAAATAATAATATTCAATACTCTGGGTATGTTTTTGAAAATGAACACCTTAAACACCAACCCATACTTAAAGATCTAATTCAAAATAATCAAAATATAATAATGCTCAGTATACATTCTTTACCAGACGACGAAGAGATGCGTGATAGTTATTTAAACTTGGCAATTGATAATAAAATTGATATAATTTTTGTTAACGAGTTATTAATTACTTCAAAAAACAATATTAATAAGATTCTTACTTATTATAATTTTGCCGTAAAACAAAAAGGTACACACTCATGGGAATAAAAAATGTTTCTTAAAGAAGTTTCTATAGATTACAACTTTGATTTTATCTACGACATTGATTGGGAACAGTTTGAGCACGACTGTTTAGGGCATCAACAAGTAGAACTTAAAGATATTCACGATAAAGTTGGTGGTTTTCCTAAATCATTAACTCATTATAACACTATGTTTTATCAAAAATTCTTTGATAACAGTGAAATAGATTATACAGATTTAGGTAATCAACTAGGTATAGAGGCAATTACTGTATCAATGATAAAACAACCACCTGGTATGACTAATCCTATGCATCGTGATACTTTTTATCAAATCAATAAAAAATTCCCAAATGATGAAAGAGTTAAAGTTAGAGCTAACTTACAACTGTTAGACTGGAAAGCAGGACATTTCCTGCAATTTAATGACACAGTAGTAACACACTGGAAAGCAAACACTGGACATATGTGGGACTCTACTGTTCTTCATCTAGCAGCAAATGCAGGTCTAGAAGATCGTTATTCACTTCAAGTTTCTGGATTTTTAAACTCTTAATGGTTCGTTATACAGATCTTCCTGATAATAAGAATAAACCTTTTGGAGGTGCTTACAGTGTTTATGATGAAAATACTGTACCTCATCGCGACTATTTAATTCAAAAGTATGCAAAAGATACTTTAAGTCACGATTTTGAACAACTTAAACTTGATTATTTTGATGGATTTAAACACTTTCTCGGAAATTCCCATAATTTAATTGGTCTTGATTCTTATACTCATTCTTGTTTTACTCAAGGCACTACTGAATCTTTTACTCATTTTTACATCAGATATAGAAATAAAAACAGATTGAGGCTTGCTCGTGGTGAGTACTTTTATCATCAAATGATAAAATCTATGTACTATCCTATGCGGTTTGATTGGTTAGAAGATGATGAGCTTAAACAAGGAGACGTGTTAGTAATTAGTGCTCCTTTTTCTGATACTTGTGAGTTATACCCCAATCTTGAGCAAATACTGTGTGAGTGTGATGAAAAAGAAATACCTGTTCTTTTGGATCTTGCCTACCTCAATATTGCAATTGATTTGGAGATAGACTTATCACACCCTTGTTTAGAGTATGTTGTGTCGTCTCTTTCTAAAGTTTTTCCTGTAGAGAACTATAGGATAGGTATCAGGTTACAAAAAGAGATGTTTGAAGATCCTCTATATGTCATTAACGAGCCTAATTATAACTATATTAATATGTTAAGTGTGTACTTAGGTTTAAAAATGATGCAAGAGTTTGGTCCTACCTATATTTATAATAAATACGTAAATAAGCAACAAGAGTACTGTGCAAAATTAGGTCTTGAACCTTCTTCTTGTGTGTATTTTGGATTAGATCATGATAATAGATTTCCAGAATATAATAGAGGAAGAGACAGTAATCGTTTATGCTTTTCTAGGATATGGGACGGTAGGATGAAGTATGAACTTACTATTTGACTCTCTCAACGATGCTAATCTAGATCAAAGCTATGAAGGGAATAACGAATATGGTTATTTTTTACACGAAGATTGTCTAGTACCAAAATTATTTGAACCACAAAAACAAATAATAAAGTGTTATACTGTTGATAAAATTGATGATCTAGATTTTTTTATATATCCAATTAATTTTTGTGACCCAGTTTCACAAAGCTTGGGCGATAGAGTTGAATTATTAAAAACTATTGATAAACGTGTAATACAAAGAATAAAAAATAATACAGGGGTACTATTAATTGATGCGACTTATGAGCCTTTAGGCATCAAAAAAAGCCTAGATATTAAAAATCAAATAAGTACAATGTTTGGTACTGAAAACATCTTTATTAATATAAAAATATTCTCTTTGTATTCTAATGATACTTTTTTTACTGACTTTCCTTCTTTTCTTGAATATCACAGTCTTAGAGTGTTTATGCGTGATGAAATTGAAGTAACTACACCTAAAAAATTCTGCTTATTTGGTTCTCGCATTGAAAAGCACAGAGGTGGTATGCAGCTTATACGTTGGTTGAAAGAAAAAAATTTGATTTCCCAGGGTCACATAAGTTTAACACGTGATAACAAGAAGGATAATAATGCACCCATTATAATACGTTCTCCTTTAACTACTGATGTTCTTAATTATGTTAAATTTAATATTGTAGTAGAGGCTTGGTTTACTAGTGATTCCAAGTTAAAGGACTTTTCGTTGCTTACTGAAAAGATATTTAGGAATATTCATTACAGAAAACCTTTTATATTAGTTGGTCAACATAGCACTCTTGCAGAGTTTAGAAAATTAGGCTATAAAACTTACAATGAGATCTTTGACGAATCTTATGATTTAGAGAAAAATGATGATTCTAGATTAGATAAAGCTTTTACACAGATAAAAAGGTTAATTGATGAGCCGGATGATTTCTGGCAAAAAAATAAAGATAAGCTAGATGCTATTCATAAACATAATTTAGATAATTATGAAAACAGACTAACAAAATTGCAGAAATTTTATGAAGAAATTAGACCCAGATAGGTGGCAAAATATCGTTTGGTATCCTGAACTAAATGTAAACTATTTTGCTGTGACAAAAGCAGTTGGCACAGCGATGCTGGCTAGTTTAGGAAAAATTAGTATCATCGATCCTAATAGTGCTAGATATGATTATGTGCACGACAGTTTAACCTATATAACAAAAGAGTTTGCACAAACAAATGGGTGTAAAAATGTTTCAGTGATTCGACATCCTTACAATAGAATTATATCTTTATATAAACACTTTGTACTAAAAGACGGATCTAGAGCTAAAGAACTACTAACTGGGTTAGAGGTTACTGAGATAAAAGATGTAGATGATTTTGTTGCAAAAGTAATTCCTCATTTTCCTAATAAAAATCCTAATCATCATTTAAAGTCTATATCTTACTTTTTATGTGATGAAGAGGGAAAAGTAATACCTGACTTAATTTTTAAGATTGAAGAAGATAGAGAAGAAATTAGCACCTTTCTTGCCTCTCTAGGTTGTGAATTTAAAGTTGCTAACATCTCTTCTTTTAACGTAGAATTAAGCAAAGAAAGTAAAGACATTATTTTTGAAAGATATCAAAAAGATTTTAATTTATTTAAGTTTGAAAGATAAAATTTATGACGTGCAATAACGACTGGGATCCGCTAGAAGAAATCATTGTAGGAACTGCTGACTATGCTACAATTAATGTTCCTAATATTAGTACTATGAAATGCCAGTTTCCTGAGTATGAAGAGTCTTTTATCAAAGAGTTTACGGGTTTTTATCCAGATCAAATTATTGATGAACAGAATGAAGATTTAGAAAATCTTTCAGATGTACTCAAAAGTTTAGGTGTTGTAGTGCATCGTCCTGATACAACCTATGCCGCAGCTGAAATTAAATCTCCTACATGGCACGGAAAGAATTGGCACTATCATTGTCCTAGAGATTTAACTCTTGTTGTAGGAGACACACTCATAGAGACTCCTTCTCCAATCTGGAATAGACAGTTTGAAACCTGGGCTTATAGAGATATATTTACAAATCTTTGGAATGAAGGTTATAATTGGATCAAAGCACCTGTTCCGCTGCTTTATGATGAAAACTATAAAGAAGATACTAAAGGAGTTCCTTCATTACATAATGAGGAGATACTTTTTGAAGCTGCTAATTGTGTTAGGGTGAATGATGACATATTGTATCAAGTATCAAACACAGGAAACGAAAATGGAGCTAAATGGTTACAACGAGTTCTTGGAGATTCTTACAAAGTACACATGGCAAAAGATCTTTATTCTTACGCACATCTTGATAGTACTATTGTTCCTATTAGAGAAGGTCTAGTACTTTATAACGCCGACAGAGTGACTCCTGAAAACGAACCTGAACTATTTAAGAGTTGGGATAAGATATGGATTAATGAGTGTGTAGGACCGACAGAGCCTCCTCTAGGGCTACCTTGGGGCGCAAGTGAGTGGATTGGTATGAACCTACTCAGTGTTAATGAGAATCTTGCTATAGTCGATAAAAAGCAAACACAGATTCATGAAAGACTCAACTATTTTGGGGTTGAAACTATTCCTCTTGAATTACGACATGATAGAATTATAAGTGGGGGATTTCATTGCGTAACTTTGGATCTGAAAAGAAAAAGCTCGTAGTTTGCGGTGAGAGTTTTAGTTACGGTACAGAAGCTAATCACTGGCCTCAGATTGTAGCTCAAAAAACTAATCGTAACCTAACTAATCTTGCATTAGTAGGTTGTAGTAATTATGCTATTTGTTTTCAATTACAACATGCCCTATCTTTTCTTACTTCTGATGACTTAGTGATAATATCTTTAACTACTGCTGAGAGATTTGAGATAGACGATGATGAGTATAATATTCCGGCAAGTATAGCTGATTTCAGATATGATATAGACGAAATAACTCATTCTCCATTTAAAAGCTCTCGAACAATTACTTCTGGTAATGTATATTCTCAATTACGTAATTATAACATTGAACAAGTAAAAAAGTACTTAATTACAAGCTCTTTTAGGTTATCGGCTCAGTATCAATCTTGGGCTATTCAACACTTTATAAAATCGTTACCTTGTGAGTATATTTTATATCGTAATATATACCCTCGGTATCATGAAGACAACTCAAAATATAAAAATGAACACTTTTTTGGCTTGGAAAAGTATTTAATTAACTCTGGTCCTTATGATTATGAAAAAGAGTTTCAAACTACTACAAATCATCTGACTGATAAAGAAAACTACACATTTGCTAAGAGAGTTATTGAGGATTTAGATTTAGTATGCTAAATATAGTTCACGATAACCCACCCAACTTAAACGTCTGGCCCTACACAAAAATATATCTCCACTCTTTTTGTCCTAGGTACAATGAGCAGCTTCCTAAATTTTTACATCTTATAGACAATCTTAGTTTTCACTCTTCAGCAGACGGTTTAGATAACTTTATTTATCCTGTTATTATGCTAGAACCTTATATTTTTGCTAGATCTTTAATAGCAAACTATAATCTTAGGGGCGGCTTTTGGTCTTATGTGTCTGATAGCGTGATTAAGGGGTTAAGAGAAAAAAGAGGTTGGATTATTATTGAAATATGTATGGAACCTATTAGTCAGACTGATTTTGATTCTGTTATAGATTCCCTCTCTGATAGCACTACATTTCCAAACGATAGAATATTGATAAATGTAACTTCCCCTTATCTTGCTGCTGTAAGTGAGAAAGTGTTAAATTACCCAAGTTTTCAAGAGATTAGTTGTCTTTACCAGACATTGAGACCTGGCTTATACAAATCACGAGGTATTTGCAGCTGTAATCCTTATCGTCTTAAAAAAGCCTCTTACCCTCACAAAAGATTTTTACTCCTCAATAATTATATAGATTTTCCTTCAGCTTACATTTTTGCAAAATATGCTAGAAAGTATCCTGACAGTTTTTTAGACAGCTCATGCAAAGTTTATAAAAGTAAAGATAAATCTCCTAACTTTTTACTACTGCCTGAAGCAATTTTTGCAACTGATCTTAACATTGTGATGGAAGCCTATGATGATAATGAAATGATTGACTATCCTTTCGTTACTGAAAAAACTTATAGAAATATTAAATACAAAAAACCCTTCATAATAATGGGGCAACACCATATTCTTGCATCTCTTCATAAACAAGGATATAAAACTTTTCATCCACTTATAGATGAGTCTTATGATACTATTAAAGATACAAAACTTAGAAGCCTTGCCGTACTGAGAGAGATAGTCAGATTAAGGCAGATGACGGATGATGAGTGGTATAGGCTAATAGAAAACTGCAAACCTATTCTAGAGCATAATCATAACAATCTAAGGAGACGTATAAAGCAAACTAGTGCTTGGCTAGAAGGTTTAAAAGATTTATAATGAACAAAGAATATTTAGAAACACAACTTAAACTTTACGCAAACTACCCACAATACTGTGAGTACTTAATTACCATGTGGGAATACATTATGAGGAGAAACAATGTTAGATAGAGAACAAATGCTCAAGGCACTAGTAGCCCATGCCGAAGGACACTTAGCTAAACATCAAATGAATGTTGAAGTGTATCTTAAAAATCCAGCAGGAATTGG